TACGGCGGAAAAGATCAGCGCGACCGCGAACAAGATTTCCGGGAAATTCGGCACACTGGCATCCAAAACACGGGCGCTTTCAGCGGCAGCAGGATCGGCGCTTCTTGCACTTGGTGGAATGGCAGTCAAGGCAGCAGAAAACGCTGACGAATTATCCACACTGTCCAAACAGGTCGGAATTTCCACGGATTCGCTTCAGAAAATGAAGTATGCCGCTGAAATGATCGATGTCGACACTGACACGATCATCGGCGGAATGAAGAAGCTGAAAAAGGCGGTCGCTGCCGGAAGTGACGCTTTTGACACGCTTGGCGTCAAAACGAAAGATCTTAATGGCGAATATCGAGATATCGAAGATATTTTCTACGCGGTTATTAAGCGCTTGGGGGAAATCCCGAACGAAACGGAACGCGATATTATCGCGATGCAGTTATTCGGGAAATCTGCCGACGAACTGGCTGGTCTGATCGATGACGGCGGGGCAGCACTTCGGGCGCTGGGGGAAGAAGCCGAAAATCTTGGCGTAATCATCCCGCAGGAAGATATCGACAAGGCTGCGGAACTGGACGACGCGATCCAGCAGATAAAGGCACAGGCAACAGGAGCCTTCGCGCAACTTGGAACGGAGATCGCGGAACAACTTCTTCCGTATATTCCGCAGATCACGGAAAAACTTTCAGAACTGATAACGAAATTCGGAGAATTAGATCCCGAAAAACTTGGCCTTGCGGTCAAGATCACGGGGATCATAGCTTTACTGTCGCCGCTTTCGTCTATGCTTTCGTCTTGCGCGTCCAGCGCGGGACTTATGGCGAAGGCCTTCGGAGCATTAGGGTCTGCCGTTGGAGTTTCCGGCGGATATATCGCGCTGATTATCGGGTATATTGTGGCGCTGGGCGCTGCGATAGCTACGGCTACAAAATATCCGCTTGAATGGTCGAACGCGTGGGGAGTTACTTGGGAGAAAATCAAGCAATTCTTTATCAATGGCGAATCGTGGGTAACCGAACATTTGGGCGGAACAGGCGAAGCGATTCGGGCGACACTGGTATCGACCCGCGTTTGGCTTCAGTCTTCTATGGATTTTATGAGTGGACTGATTAAGGCAGTTTCAAGCGCGATCCGTGGCGATTTCGAAGGAATGTTTGACGGAATGAAGCAAGCGGGCCTTGCCTTCGTCGATTCAATGGTTTCCCGCTTCGGAATATTTGTAAATTCTATCATCGGCGGACTGAATCTGATAATCGCGAAGATTGACGAACTGACATCTTTCGACCTGGGCAGAATCCCGTTGTTTGAAGGGTTCAACCTTGCCGGGAAGTTTAAGTCGAAATCGACCTTTGCGGGCGGTATGGCAACAGGCGGCACGATCGGAAGCGGTTCTTCCGCAATCGTAGGCGAAGCAGGGGCGGAGATTCTAACAGTAGCGAACGGATCGGCAACGGTAACGCCGCTGACGGGAGCCGGGGGCGACACGAATGTTATCGGCCTGCTTGAAACTTATCTGCCTTATCTGGCAGCAGGCAATACTATCGTCATGGATTCCGGTGCGCTTGTTGGAAGTATCGCGCCAGACATGAACGCGGCGCTTGGATCCATCGCAATAAGGGGCGGTCACAGATGAACGAACTGACAAACGGAATCTCGATCTATGTAGAAGATAGCGGGAAGACCTATCACACACTTGACGATTGGGGTCTTGCGCTTGGCAATAACAACTATATCGGCGATCCGGAAATGGAAACAACTTATATCCAGGTGCCGGGCAGAACGGGCCTGATCGACGCTTCGGAAGCGATCAGCGGACGCAGGGTATACAAAAAGCGCGAACTGTCCTTCGAACTTGGCGGAGTGCGGAAGCGCATGAACTGGGACGGTATCATTTCGCAGTTCCGGAACAATGTGAACGGGCGGATCTGCCGCTTGACACTGGACAACGACAAAAGCTATTTCTGGCGGGGCCGGGTCTACATCAGCGGATTCGACCGCTTTCGGGAACTTGGCGGGTTCAACCTGTCTGTTCCGGTAGCAGATCCTTACAAGTACGACATGACATCTTCTGCGGATCCGTGGTTATGGGATCCATTCAACTTTGAAACGGGCATCATCACGCAGATCGGAGCGATCACGGTCATCGGATCTGGAAGCATCACGATTCCTTCTGGTCATATGCTGACCTGCCCGGAATTTGTTGTGTCGGACCTGGTATCGTCGACCTTCGAAGTCACTTGTGATGGATATACCCACGGATTGACGGTCGGTTCAAACATCGTCCCGTCGATCATGGTCGGCGGCCCGACAAGCGTGGTTCTGGCCTTTACCGGATCGGCGAAGGTTCAAGTCGTTTATAGGGGTGGATCTTTGTAATGTGGCAAGTAAACATAGGCGAAAAAATCCTATATTATCCCGCGAATGATAGCTACGCGATCTATGATACGAAGCTGAACGAAGAAGTCGGAAGCGCGGGAGAATTTTCATTCAAGGTTCCGCCGCAAAATCCACTTTACGCGGATCTGACAACCGGGGCGCTGATAACGATTCTAAAAAACGGCGTGGAATACTGGCGCGGGGAGATAAAAGAAATCACGGTGGACTTTGCGAAGGTCGCAGATGTCTACTGTCTGGAAGATCTGTCTTTTCTGGACGACGAATTTCTGCTTCCGGCACAGATCACGAACGAAACATTCGCGCAGCGGTTCCAGGCGGCGATCGCGGCCTACAATCTGAACAGATCAGCGGACAGACAGTTCACGGCGGGTTATATCACGAATGTTACCAGTACGAACCTATGCAACTGGACGACCGAATATGATATGTCGATCCTTGACGATCTTCGGGAATGTATCGCCGGGGATGACGGATATCTTCGCGTCAGAAGGTCAACGGTCGGCGGAGTGTGTACGCGGTACATAGATATCGTTCGCCTTGCGGACTACGGCGTCCCTGCGACGCAAACGATCGAATACGGATATAACCTTCTGGACTATGTAAAAGAATCGGATTATGAGAATCTGACGAATGTTCTGACGCCCTACGGCGCGGAACTGGAATCGGAAGTCTATGAAGGGTATTCGGCGCGCCTTGCTGGAACGCCGATCCAGAACAACGATTCGATCACGGCCTTCGGAAGACACGCGAAAGCGGTCGTTTTTGATACGGATGATCTGACAACGCTGAACAATCTGGCGGCGGCCTATCTGTCGCGGTACAGTCAACCGCAGCTGACGATGGAAGTCGACGCGGTGGATCTGTCTGCGATCGAAAATGTTTCAGAGATAAACATCGGGGATTCCGTTCACATTATTTCAAGGCCGTTCGCGGTCGATCAGTGGATTTACTTGACGAAGATCGAACGGGATCTGCAAAACATCGACCGCAATAAAATCACGCTTTCCGGTCATGTTCAGACAGGGCGGACGCTTACGAGTCAATCGCAAAGAACGGCCCAGGCGATCAAGAACCTTCCGTCAAAGTCAAGTATATTGGACGCTGCGAAAAAGAACGCACTTGCGCTTCTGAACGGCGTCGAAGGCGGATATGTCAAATTCCAGACGGACGAAAACGACAACATCATCGAATTGACGATCCAGAATGCGGAACTTGACGAAAATGTTACGAAGCGTTGGCGCTGGAATCTTGGCGGACTTGGCTATCAAGAACGATCTTCCGCCGCTGACGATTGGGATCTGTTCCCGCCTTCGGCTGCTATGACGATGGACGGTTCGATCGTGGCGAACTTCATCACGACGGGCGAACTGAACGCGAACAACGGGGTCTTCGAACTGAATATGTCGACCGGACAGGTGACAATGAAGAACGGGGATTTCAAAGGGAAGATAACATCGACAAGCGGTCAGATCGGCGGATTCACGATCAACGCGACAAGTCTGACGGTCACGCCCGGATCGGCGATCCTGTCGGCGAACCATATCGGATGTGGAAACGCTGGTCTTGGTATGGTCAACCTTGTCGGAAACCGGAGTGCATATCCGGACAGATACGGATTTATACAGATTTCGAACAGTGGTAACCTTCTGAACGGTGCTGACACTTGTCTGGACGGAATCCGGATCTTCGGCGACGGGTCGATCAGACACTACGACGGGAACGGATATAACGACTGGTCAAAGAGCCTTAACGCAATACCATAAAGGAAAGGGGAACAACATGGCAAACATAGCGGCGGAACTTGCGGCGATACTTGCTGCGGTCTACGGAGAAGATGTCCGGGGGTCGATCCACGACGCGATCGAAAAGATCAACGACGCGTCAGAAGTGGTTCTGTCTGTCGGAACTGCGGTCACGGGGCCGACTTCTTCCAGTACAGGATTTACGGAAGATTCTTTTTATCTGAACAATTCGACCTATGATCTCTGGAAGTGTACGGGTACAGATACCTGGGCGCTTGAAGGGAATGTGAAGGGCGCTGACGGAGCAGCCGGACAGGACGGGAACAAGTGGTATGTCGGTCTGGGAATATCCGGAAAGAGTCCATATTCGACCGTATATCCTAGTTCTGGCGTAACTTCGGCGATCGTCGGCGACTGCTATCTGAACAAGTCCGAAGGCGCGGTCTACCATTGTACGGCGGGCGGCGCGGCTTCTGTTGCGACTTGGGTCTACGATTTCACGCTGACAGGTGGCGGCGGAGCATCCTATACCGCCGGGAACGGTATTGATTCGACGAAGCTGACGAACGACGACATCATTCAGCTTGACTTCGGTTCAATCAGCGCATCGGAAACGACGAAGGCCGTCACGGGCGCGGCGATCAATTCGGCCCTGTCCGGAAAAGCTGATTCGACCGCGATCAAGAACGGAACACTGACGATCCAGCAGAACGGGACGAATGTCCAGACATTCACGGCGAACCAGGACACGAACGCAACCGCGAATCTGAAGACGGACGAATGGTTCGCAACGACCGGGACAGTTTCTTCCGGATCGGTGACCTTCAGCGGGATCGACGATTCTGCCGGAACAAATGGATACGAACTGTTCGTGAATGTTACATCGTCTTCGACGAACAAAAATCCTTCTTCGGAAATCAGTTCGATTTCTGGCGAAGGGACTGCAAGCATGAGCATTACATTTACAACTGACGCAGACAACGGGGCGTCCTGCAAATTGAGGATAGTTAAGTAAAGAAGGGAGAACAAAACATGGAAACAAAATACTTCGTAGCACGGGCTTTTAGGTACAGAGAATCGGGGAACTGGGAATACAAGATGGTCGGAATGTACGATACGCTTTCCGCAGCGAAGCAGGCGTACTATTCGAATATGGGGTCTATCATCAAGGATTCCAACGACTTCGCGATGGTGATCCTGTTTGATTCCTTCGGGAACAAGATCCTTTCCGACTTCGACGACACGCACACGGAGCCGGAGCCTAACGAGGAATAAAGACACTTGTCATATTCACAAAATCCTTTCGTAAAGCGGGGCGTCTTTCGGCGTCCCGTGAAGGAAGGTAGGAAGGACAGAAAATGCCTTATTTGCGCGCATCGCAAGGGGGGGGCGGAGAAATAAGCGTCGCTCCGTTTTCATCGTTTAGTGGAATTACGAATACTAATAAGTTGACAATACTTTGTAATATCGGTGATTACATTGTTATTTCAGCATATCGATCCGTGACGGGAAAAGACATTATGTGGAATGGTTCGATAGCGGCATATTCATCAGATTTTATATCGCCCGCCGTATCGCTTTCGACGAATAACTTTTCTTTTATTTTCAAAGCATCGCAAGCGTCGAACGAATTTTATCTTGGGCAAACGGGCGCGACGCTTTCGGGCGGATATTCGATTATTACAAATCAATCATAAATCCGCGCCTGTCTATCGGGTGCGGTAGACAGGGGGAACTATGAGTTTTTTGAGAGCCGGAAAAGGCGGGGGCGGTGCACCTATCGTAAAAGCCCACGCACCAACATCGGGAGTGTCTAATTCGGGAGCAACAGTAACCATCACTAATGTGGTCGGTACAGTTGTTGGGGTTATGGTTAGATATACTTCATCAAGCTATATTCCTATCGTTATTTCGGACAATGAAAAAGGTTACTATGCCGCAACGGGAACTGAAACTTATACAGAAAGCACATCGTATAAATTCACTCAAACAGGCACTACTGTGACATTAAGTGTGGCAACATCTTCACCTGCAAACATCCATGTAGTCTATTTTTCTTATGAATAAAGAAAGGGGCAAACTAATCGCAGAAATTGCTGATTATATGAATGGCAAGCTTGTTTATGTAATAGCCTATTAAAAGAAATGGGGAGAAAACAATGAACATCGACTGGAAAAGAAAACTGACTTCCCGGAAGTTTTGGCTTTCGGTAGCTTCTTTTGTTTCTATGCTGATGGTCGCGCTGAACTATTCGGACAACCAGGCAGCGCAGATCGCATCCTTGATAATGGCGGGGGCCAGCGTGATCGGCTACGCGATCGGGGAAGGCCTTGCGGATTCCGGACAGGGAGAATGAAGAAATGACAGAAGCGGTTATTGTCGCGTTGATAACGGGAGCGCTGACGCTTGTCGGAACAATTTCATCAAACCACTTGACACATTCGAAGACGATCTACCGGATCGACCAGCTTGAAAAGAAGGTCGAAGCGCATAATCATCTGGTTGAACGGATGTATATCGCGGAAGGATCGATTGAAGTCTTACGGGAAAAGCAAAAGGATCTTGACGGGGAACTTGCGGATCTGCGGGGGAAGATATGAAATATACTGACGAAACTTTTCTGACAACGCTAAAGCCGTTCGTTTTGGCGGATATGAGAAAATCGGGGATCCTTGCAAGTTTGACGGCAAGTCAAGCTTTCATCGAGTCGAATAAGGGAAATTCGGGCCTTTCGCAGGCTCCAAATTTCAATTTATTCGGCATAAAGGGAACCTACAAAGGCGAATCTGTCCAGAAGTGGACGACGGAGTATGTGAACGGGGCAGCCTGCCGCGTTCTTGCAAGCTTCCGAAGATATCCTTCCTGGGCGGAGTCGATCGCGGATCACTCCGATCTGTTCAACAGGCTGAAACGGTACGAAAACCTTCGGGGTCTGACGGACTACAAAGAAGCCTGTCAGAATGTCCAGAAGGACGGATATGCGACAAGTCCGAGTTACGCGCAGACGCTTCTGTCGGTGATCTCAAAGTATAATCTGTATATTTGGGACGCTGAAGTCCTAGGATCCGGCGCGGGATCTGTCGTAGTGAAGCAGCTTCCCGTTCTGAAGCTTGGCAGCAGGGGCGAATATGTGAAGTCGTGCCAGAATTT